AGAACTTAATTTTGTAGATGGAGTAACTTCTGCAATACAAACACAATTGGATACAAAAACAACTGCAACGGCAGCGGCTGATGATGCGACTGCATTAAGTATTGCTTTGGGGTAATAAACCTTATAAATAGAAGAAAAGGAAACAAATATGAGTAATGCAAGAAATTTAGCAAATCTATTATCGCCTTCTACTGCTAAACTTACAAGAGATAGTATTTTAGATGCTGATGGATATAGTAGATTATTAATGGATGCCTCTGATACTGATACAGACGTTGGCGATAATTTTCTTTTAAATGGAACAGATGTTTCTTCATCTAATGATGGTTCAAAGATTGTTTTTGAAGCAGCAACTGATGATGCAAGTGAATTGTTGTCCAAAACTACTACAAATTTACCAGCACTAAATTTTATTTCATCACCCACAATTAGTTTGGCATCTAATCAAAATACTATAGATAACATGGTTCATCTTGTTAGTCATACACATACTGGGGCAGTTGCATCAGTTTCTTTTTCTGGTGACCAAATACAAGTTGGAAACTTTGATGCATATTTTATAATGGGTAGATTTACCCCATCTACTGATGGCGTAAATATGATGATGAGATTTTCTGGAGATGGTGGAAGAAATTACAGCAGTGCGAATGATTATAACTACGAAGCTGAGGCTATGAGTTCATCAGTTTATGTAAACAGTAATGACGGAAATGCTATATTATTCAATGCCTCAACTATAGGAAATAGTACTGGTGAAAATTGTGCTTTTAGATTTCATTTATATAACAACAACAATAGTTTTTACCCAGTTGCTGTATCTGGTGCTTGTTCTTGGTTTACTACGTCTGGTCTTCATAGTGGTGGTGGTTTTTCTGGTGGATATGATATAGCTAATAGAGATAAAATTGTGAATGGTCTTCAATTCTTGTTTAGTTCTGGTAATGCAGAAAATGCTGAACTTCAAATTTATGGAATGTTACCACAGACCATTCCGGCACTTGGTAATGTAAATGGATAAGGAATAAAATATGGCTAATTATAATAAAATAGTAGATGGAGTATTAGTTCCTCTCACAGATGCAGAACAAACTGCAAGAGAAAAAGAGGAAAAGGAGTGGACAGATGCAGCTCCAACAAGACGTATGGCAGAACTAAGAAGACAAAGAGATATATTACTAGCTGAAACAGATTGGATGGCTAACTCGGATGTAACAATAAGTGATGATTGGGCAACATACAGACAAGCACTTAGAGATATAACAAGTCAAACACCAACTGATAATGAACTAAGTAACATTAATTGGCCTACAAAACCAAGTTAATAGGAGAGTTATAAATGGCATTAAGTACAATAGGAACAGATGCAATTGCAGATGATGCTATTACCTCTGCAAAGGTAGATAGTACAACTACTGCATTTACTGTTGCAGATTTGGTAGTAACAAATGGTATTACAGCTGGAACAGATATTGTTGGTAATAGTTTAGATAGAATTTTATTAGATGCTTCTGCAGCTGGAACTGATGTTGGAGAAAACTTTTTATTAAATGCGACAGATGGTTCTGCATCTAATGATGGTAGTAATATTTTATTTGAAGATGGTACTAATGATGCCGCTTCATTTAGATTACCAACTGGAACTGTTCTTCAAGTAATTAGAGCTCAACATAGAACAGCAATTGCAAAAACTGATACTGCTTTAGAAGAAGTAATGGAAGCAAAAATTACTCCAAGAAGCACTCATAGTAAAATTATGATTTTTTCAAGATTATCTGGTGATATTCATGGTGGTGGTTCTAGTGGTATTTTGAAAGTTGCTGTATATAGAGGCCCACTTACTGATGGTGTATTTGCTGGTGAAGCAAAAAATCAATATTACGAAGGCCCTGCATCTGGTAGTTCTGTAAACAATTATCAATCCTCTACAAACATGATACTTGATTCGCCTATGACAACAAGTGAAGTTACATATAATTTATGTTTCGCTACAGGTTCTGGTGGTACTGTAGAAGTTAATACAATAGGTGGTACTCATCCAACTGAAATGACTTTGATGGAGATAGGATAATGGCAATAGAATCAACGGCAGGAAGAATAGCACGAGCTATATTATCAATAAATCCAGATGCTAAAGTGTCGGTAAAAGGAAATGAAATTGATACTTGTGAAATAAAATGGTTAGAGGGAACAAGTGAAATTTCAAAGTCAGATATATCAGATAAACTAACAGCATTAATACAAACAGAACCAATGACTGAACTACGCAGACAAAGAGATATGTTAATTGCAGAGTCAGATTGGAGAGCTAACTCTGATGTTACAATGTCAAGTGCATGGAAAACTTATAGGCAAGCTCTTAGAGATATGCCAACAAATAATACAAATCCAACTTGGGATGGAGAGTATGGTTCAACTTTAGGTAATGTAACATGGCCTACAAAACCAAGTTAAGGATAACAAATGGCAGTACCAAGTTCAAGAACAACTTTTAAAAACTATTGTCTTAGGTCTTTAGGTTTTGGAGTTATAGATATAAATGTATCTGATGACCAGATTGACGATAGAATTGACGAAGCATTACAGTTCTTTGCACAGTATCACTATGATGGTATTGAGTTGATGTATTTAAAATATCAAGTAACTGCTGATGATATTACAAGAGCTTCTGGAAATACATCTACTTCTGTAACTGATACAAAAGACAGTAGTATAACTTCAACATTTCAAGAAGCAAATAATTTTATACCTATACCAGATGCTGTTGTTTCTATAGTAAACATATTTCCTTTTGATGATAAAGCAACAAACAATATGTTTGACATAAGATATCAACTTAGATTAAATGACTTGTATGATTTTAGTTCTACATCAATTTTACATTATCAAATGACAATGCAACATTTAGATTTTCTTTCACACATTCTTGTTGGAGAAAAACCTTTAAGATTCAACCAACACCAAAATCGTTTATACATAGATATGGATTGGTCAAATGATATAACTGCTGGAGAGTTTCTAATTATAGAGTGTTATAGAAAAATAGACCCAACAACATATTCAGACATTTTTAATGATATGCATTTAAAAAGATATGCAACTGCATTGATTAAAAGACAATGGGGTGCAAACCTTTCTAAGTTTAATGGTGTTACAATGTTAGGTGGTGTAACTATGAATGGTGAAAGTATCTACTCACAAGCACAAGAAGAAATAGAAAAGTTAGAAGAGTTAATATCAATAACTAATTCTCCACCTATGATGTTCGGCATGGGTTAATGCCATGGCTGTCAACAAGGCATTTCACACAAGTAACTTTCACTCAATAGCAACAGAAAGAAGTTTATATCAAAACTTAATTAAAGAAGCTGTGCAGATATACGGACATGATGTATATTATATTAATCGTGATACAGTTGCTTTGGACAATGTTCTTGGAGAAGAAAGTCTTTCTAAGTTTACTAAACAAACACCAATAGAAATGTATATAGAAGATGCAGAGGGATTTGGTGGAGATAAAGAAATCATCACACAATTTGGTTTAGAGAATCGTAATGAGATTACATTCGTAGTTTCTAAAGAACGATTTCAAGAGATGGATAGTCAGATTGTTATTGAAAGTGGAACAGATACTACTGGGGGTGGTATTCTTTTAGAAACTGGAAGTATAGACCAATCAGAAAATTCTTCTGAACTTACAAGTATACAAGGTGATAATAACTTTTATGTTTTACAAGACACAGCTTCTACAGATGCAGACAGACCACAAGAGGGTGATTTAGTTTATCACCCAGTTCTTGCAAGAATGTTTGAGATTAATTTTGTAGACCATGATGAACCATTTTATCAACTAGACAATAACCCAGTATATAAAATAAGATGTAAGCAGTTTGAGTACAGTTCAGAAGAGATTGATACTGGTATTACAACTATTGACGAGATAGAGGGAACTGAGTCTTTAGATACTTTACAGTATCAGTTTACTTTAGAACAAACAACTACTTACAATGAGAATATTCAACTTGAATTTCCTACACAGTTTAGTACTGATTTATTATTAGAAGAAACTGATGGAGATAATATAATCGGTGAAGATGATACAACATCTGCTGGAGAAAGTATATTATTAGAAAATGCAGCCGATACTGGTGATGCATCATACCTTATTCAAGAAGACTATATAGTAGGTGACCAAAGTACGGACACTACAAATCAGAATGAACTATTTGATACACTTGATGATACAGTATTGGATTTTTCAGAAACAAATCCATTTGGTGATGTTGGGAGTAAATAATGTTAGGACAACAATTTTATCACGAAACAGTTAGAAACGTCATAGTTGCTTTTGGAACTATGTTTAATAATATAAACATTGTTCGTAAGAATAATAGTGGTGTGATTACACAAAAAATGAAAGTGCCATTAGCATATGGCCCAAAACAAAAATACTTGACACGACTGGACACAGACCCAGCCCAAGCAAATAAAGTTGCAATAACTTTACCTAGACTTGGGTTTGAGATTGGTTCTCTTTCTTATGATACTGCAAGAAAATTAAATCGTGTACAAAAATTTAAAAAAGTAAAAGCAGATAGTGCAGATGCAAATAAATTAGATACACAGTTTATGCCTGTTCCATATAATATGGATATTGATTTGTTTGCAATGGCAAAAAACTCTGATGATGCATTACAAATTGTAGAACAAATACTACCATACTTTCAACCAGACTATACTCTGACAATAAATGACATGACAGATATGGGTATCAAAAGAGATGTTCCTATTATTTTGAATAGTGTTGGATATGAGGATAATTATCAAGGTGACTTTGAAACTCGTAGAGCAATAATCTACACACTTTCATTTACCACTAAGTTTTATCTCTATGGCCCAGTTACTTCATCTAAGATTATCAAGACAGTTCAAGTTGACCAATTTGCAAACTTACCAGAAGTTTCTCCAACCAGAGAACAAAGATATTCAGTATCACCTAATCCAGGCACCGCTGATGCAGATGATGATTTTGGTTTCAATGAAACAAGTTCTTTCTTTGAAGATGCAAAAACCTTTGACCCAGTAAGTGGTGAAGATAAAGTAACCTAATTATGGATACGGATAATATCATTGACAAAGCATTAGGTGTTATTGACCCAGTAGAGGAAGAATTGAAAAAAGCAACTACAAAAAAAGTTGTTTTAAAACCATCTACAAATGAAGATGACATAGACAATGATTATAAATACCAACGAGAAAATTTCTACAATCTTGTTGAACGAGGTCAAGATGCAATTGAGGGTATACTAGAAATTGCAAAAGAGTCTGACCATCCTAGAACCTATGAGGTTGCTGGAAATCTCATTAAACAAGTGGCTGAGGTTACGGAGAAGTTAGGTGACTTACAAGAGAAGATGCGAAAACTTAAAGAAGTTCCTAATTCTGCACCCAAGAGTGTCACTAATGCATTGTTTGTTGGTTCAACTGCTGAACTCCAGAAGATGCTAAAAGGTAAGAGTAATGAGTGATGCTACATATCTTGGAAATCCTAATCTCAAGCGAGCGAATGTTCAACAAGAATGGACAAAGAAACAACTCCTTGAATATTCAAGATGCATGGAAGACCCTCTGTACTTCATACAGAATTATGTAAGAATTGTATCACTTGATGAGGGTTTAATACCTTTTAAGATGTATCCATTTCAAAAAGAGATGGTCGGTACATTTCATAAAAATCGTTTTACTATTTGTAAACTACCCAGACAGTCTGGTAAATCTACAACAATGATATCTTATCTATTACACTATGCATTATTTAATCCTAGTGTAAATATTGCTATACTTGCAAACAAAGCTGCAACTGCGAGAGATTTATTAGGAAGACTACAACTTGCATACGAACATCTACCAAAGTGGTTGCAACAAGGAGTCATGTCTTGGAACAAAGGAAGTTTGGAGTTAGAAAATGGTTCAAAGATACTTGCAAGTTCTACTAGTGCTAGTGCCGTTAGAGGTGGTAGTTATAATATTATTTTCTTAGACGAATTTGCATATGTGCCATCAAATGTTGCAGAACAATTTTTTAGTTCTGTATATCCTACGATTTCTTCTGGTAAGTCTACAAAAGTAATGATTGTTAGTACTCCACATGGTATGAATATGTTCTATAAAATATGGACAGATGCAGAAGAAAAACGAAATAGTTATATACCTATTGAGGTTCATTGGTCAGAAGTTCCAGGCCGTGATGAAAAATGGAAAAAAGAAACTATTGCAAATACAAGTGAACAACAATTTAACACAGAGTTTGAGTGTGAGTTTCTAGGTTCTATAGATACTTTGATATCTCCATCAACACTAAGACGATTAACATATAGGACACCAATACAATCTAATGCTGGTGTTGATATATTTGAACAACCACAACCAGAACACACATATCTATTAACTGCTGATGTATCTAGAGGAACATCAAATGATTACTCTGCGTTTATCGTTTTTGATGTTACATCTGTTCCCTATAAAATAGTTGCAAAGTTTAGAGATAATGAAATAAAACCTTTACTCTTTCCACAAAGAATACATCAAATTGCAAAAGCATATAATACTGCATTTGTTTTAGTAGAAGTCAATGATATTGGAGAACAAGTTGCAAATGCAATGCAATATGATATGGAATATGATAATATGATTATGGCATCTATGAGAGGTCGTGCTGGTCAAATACTTGGTGGTGGTTTCTCTGGTGGTAGAGCTCAGTTAGGTGTGAGAACAACAAAGGCAGTAAAAAAGATAGGTTGTTCTAATCTAAAACAATTAGTAGAAGATAACAAACTTATAGTAGAAGACTTTGATACAATCAACGAACTATCTACATTTATTGTAAAGGGTTCATCATTTGAAGCAGATGATGGTTGTAATGATGATATGGTTGCTTGTTTGTTTATCTTTGGTTGGTGTACAGACCAAACTTATTTTAAAGAACTTACAAACAATGATATACGAGAACAAATGTATAAAGAAAGTCAAGACCAACTAGAACAAGATATGGCTCCTTTTGGTTTTGTCATCAATGGTTTAGAAGATGAAAATATAGGTGAGGCTGTTGATGAATATGGTACAAGATGGAGTCCAATAGTTAGAACCCATGATACCAATTGGTAATGGAAAGTCCTTGTATCAAAATCTGTAAACTTATAGATAGTATGTGTATTGGTTGTTATAGAACAACTGAAGAAATAACCATGTGGACTAAGTACACAGATGAGGAAAGAAAAAAAATAATTAAAGAAATTCAATTAAATCGTTGTCAAGTTTAATCCAACAATTAGAACAAACAACTTTACATTCATCCATTAATTTGTAAACTTCTTTTCTACTTTCATCATTTGTACCAACTCGTTTTGCTTGTTTACGAATCTCTATATCATGTGGATAAAGTTTAAGACATACTGTTTCACTCTCTCCACAATGAATACAAGATTCCTCTGCAAGACGATTGTTTAACCATGCAACTCTTTTTCGGTAATTTCTACGAGCCACCTTTTTGATAGTTTCTTTATACTTCTCATAATGTGTTGTCATAAGGTTATTTATAAGTTTTGTAACATATAAAAATGGGTTTTTAGAAACTTGATTTTTATAAATACTAGGAAATAAGAGTAATATCTCAAATTAAGGAGCAAAAATCATGTCATTTTTAGTTTCCCCTGGCGTTAATGTCAGAGAAATAGATTTAACAAATGTCGTTCCAGCTGTTGCAACATCTATTGGTGCAATTGCAGGCGCATTTGAAAAAGGCCCAGTATCTTCTGTAACTACAATTACGTCAGAAGAACAACTGGTACAAATATTCGGTAAACCACAAACAACTGGTAATCAGTTTGAAACATTTTTTACCGCCGCAAACTTTCTACAGTATGCAGATAATTTAAAAGTAGTAAGAGCAGAGAGTGCCATATTAAATGCTGGTGCAGACTCTGGTATACTTATCAGAGATGATGACCACTATCAATCAGACTTTCAAGATGGTTCTGGTTCTCATGGAGAGTGGGCCGCAAGGACTGCTGGAACACATGGTAACGGAATTGGTGTTGATATCTGTTCAAGTGCAAGAGCATTTGCACAACCATTAGGTTCATTGAACTTAGTAAATGGTGCTGGTGCAGTTGGTGACTTACAAATTACAGTTGATGACCAAGATGCAACTGATGCCACAATTGCAGTTGGTGATATCATTTCTTTTCAAACTGCTTCAGCTATTGTTGCAACAGTTAATGGTGCAATCACAGTCGCTTCTAAAACTTTGACAGTTGACGGAGTTTCTGGTACACTTGCAGTTGGACAAAGAGTAATTGGTGCTGGTATATCAGACGGAGATGTAGTTGTTAAAATTGCATCTGTTACTTCACAAACAGTTGTTGTTCTTGACAAAGCAATTACAGTTGCAAACGACATACCTCTTGTATTCGCTGCATCTGGTGGAACAAACGTAGAATCAAAAGGTCAAGAGTACGAAGTAACAGCTGTTTCTGGTGAAGATTTAACAATTCGTTTACTTGATGACCCTGCTGGTGGTGGTTTACAAACAATCATTCCAGACAATTCACTTATTACAAGACGTTGGAGATTTTCTGATTTATTTGATGGCCCTCCAGGCACATCAGCATGGTCTACTGCAAATGCTCGTGGAGAACAAGATGAAATCCATGTTGCTGTATATGACACAGTTGGTGATATCACAGGTTTTGCTGTTGGTGTTGCTGGACAAAGAACACAATCAGTAATGGAAGTATTTCCAAATATGTCAAAGAACCCTAATGCTAAAACTGCACAAGGTTCTAACAACTATTATTCAGATGTAATCTTTGCACAGTCAAGGTTTATATACTGGACAGACCATCTATCTGCTGGTTCTAACTGGGGAACAGATATTGCATCTGGTACTGATTACACATTAGTATCTGGTGTTGACGTTTCTACATTAACTGGTGGAACAGATGACTATTCAACTACTGCTGGAGAACTTGAACTTGCATATGATAGGTTTGAAGATACAGAGTCACTTGATGTTAATTTAATTCTTGGTGGTTCATCAAGTATTGTCGCAGACACAGAAGCTGCAATGGATACTCATGTAACAATGATTACTTCATTGTGTGAAACTCGTAGAGATTGTGTGGGATTTGTTTCTCCATATCGTGCTGCTACAGTTGGTGTTGCTCAATCAATAGATGCAACGAAGAATGTTGTTGATGGTTTCAATACTTGTCCAAGTTCATCATACATGGTTTTTGATAGTGGTTACAAATATATGTACGATAAGTATTCTGATGTATATAGATTTGTTCCATTGAACGGAGATACTGCTGGACTTTGTGCATTTACAGACCAAGTTGCAGATAGTTTCTTTTCTCCTGCTGGATTTAACAGAGGAAATGTTAGAGGTGCAGTTAAGTTATCTTACAACCCTACAAAGGCAGAAAGAGATCAACTATACAAAGCAAGGGTTAACCCAGTAGTTAACTTTCCAGGCCAAGGTGTTGTACTCTTTGGAGATAAAACTGCATTGACAAAACCAAGTGCGTTTGATAGAATTAACGTAAGACGATTATTCTTACTTCTAGAAAAAGCAATTGCAACTGCAGCTAAGTTTCAACTCTTTGAGTTTAATGATGAATTTACAAGAGCACAATTTAGAAACTTAGTAGAACCTTTCTTGAGGGATATACAAGGTAGACGAGGTATTACAGATTTCTCTGTTGTTGCAGATGGAACAAATAATACTGGAGAAGTCATTGACAGAAACGAATTTGTTGCAGACATCTTTATCAAACCAGCAAGGTCTATCAACTTCATAACACTTAACTTTATCGCAGTTAGGACTGGGGTAAGCTTTACAGAGGTAGGAGGCTAATCATGGGAAACATAGATGACTTTAAAGCAAATCTAATTGGTGGTGGTGCTCGTGCTAACCAGTTCAGAGTAACATTAACACCACCATCTGGAATTGCAATCGGACTAGATGTTCGTAGAACTTCATTTCTTGTAACTGCTGCTCAGATGCCTGCATCTACTTTGACAGAAATTCCAGTTCCATTTAGAGGTAGAAACATTTATATTACTGGTGACAGACCAGCTCCAGAAACTTGGTCAGTTACAGTATACAATGACACAGACTTTATGATAAGAAATGCAATGGAACTATGGCAAAATGGTATTAACAGTTATGTTGATAATACTGGTGTTATTTCTCCATCTGATTATCAAACAGATTTAACTGTAGAACAGTTAGATAGAGATGATACAGTTTTAAAAAGTTATATTTTCAGAAATGCATTTCCAACATCAATTAGTGCAATTGAGTTAAGTTCTGCTGAAGCAACTGAAATTGAAACATTTGACATTGAGTGGAGATATCAACACTTTGAACCATCAGGCGTTAGTTTCTAACCTACTAAATAGTCTATAACATTAGTAGGAGATATTATGGCTGAACTTTTTGGTTTCAAATTTGAAAGAATTAAAGACTCTGCTTCCAAAGAAAAATTTACTGAACCTAGTTCAGAAGATGGAACTCTGGAAGCAGTCGCTGGTGGTTTTTACGGACAACTATTAGACCAAGATGGGCGTGAACGCTCAGAGATAGATTTAGTTCGTAGATATCGTGATATTGCACAACAACCAGAATGTGATTCTGCTATTGAGGATATCATAAATGAAGGTATTGTGTCAAATGAAAAAGACCAAGCAGTTGCAATAGAACTTGACAGACTTTTACTTCCTAAAAAAATCAAAGACAAAATCAGAGAAGAGTTTGATAATGTTCTAGAACTTTTAAACTTTGACCAAAAAGGACACGATATATTCAGACGTTGGTATGTTGATGGAAGAATGTATTATCATAAAGTTATTGATAAGAAAAATCCAAGAAAAGGTATTCAAGAACTTAGATACATTGACCCTAAAAAAATTCGTAAAGTAAAAGAAGTAAAGAAACAAAACAAACCTGGCTCAAGTATAGAACTCATTCATGCCGTAAAAGAATATTTTCTTTATAATGATAAAGGTTTACAAGGTGGTACTGCTGAGGGTATTAAGATATCTCCAGATTCTATCACTTATTGTCCAAGTGGATTAATTGACCAGAATAGAGGTCATGTATTATCTTACCTACACAAAGCAATTAAACCAGTAAATCAATTACGCATGATTGAAGATGCGTTAGTTATTTACAGAATATCAAGAGCTCCAGAACGTAGAATATTCTATATTGATGTAGGTAACTTACCTAAGATTAAAGCAGAACAATATCTTAAAGATGTTATGAATAGATACAGAAACAAACTGGTCTATGATGCATCTACTGGTGAGATACGAGATGACAGAAATCATATGTCAATGTTGGAAGATTTCTGGTTACCAAGACGAGAGGGTGGTAGAGGAACAGAGATTACTACTTTGCCTGGCGGTTCTAATCTTGGTGAGATAGATGATATAGAATACTTTAAGAAAAAACTATATCGTTCTTTGAACGTACCGATTTCAAGATTGGAAGCAGAGGCTGGTTTTAGTCTTGGTCGTTCTACAGAAATTACAAGAGATGAATTAAAGTTTACAAAGTTTGTCCAAAGACTGCGTAAAAGATTTACACCTCTATTTACTGATATGTTAAAAACACAACTTATTCTTAAAGGTGTAGTTACCTTAGAAGATTGGAAGAATATGAGTCAACATATTCAATATGACTTCTTACAAGATGGACACTTTGCAGAACTCAAGAAAGCAGAATTACTTGAGGATAGAATTAATGCACTAGGTAATATTGAAAGTTATATTGGAACTTTCTTTAGTAAAGAATGGGTACAGAAAAACGTACTTAATTTTACTGATGCAGAAATTGATAATATGCAGAAACAGATTAACAAAGAAGCTGGTCTTGACCCAGATGAGGGTGGAGTTGATATACCACAAAATACTGATGGTATTACAAGATTTCCGTCTATGGATGGTGCTCCAATACCAGCAGATGACCTAGATAAATATGATGGTCAAGAACCACCAGAAGATAATGGAGAAAAATAATGAGTGCAGAAAATTTCGTAGATGAATTACAAAAAGGTAATAACTTAGGTGCTGAAGATGCATTTAAAAGTGCAATGACAGATAGAGTTGCACAATCACTTGAAACAAAAAGAAAAGAGGTTGCTGGAACTTTCGTAAAGAACCACATACCAGAAGTAGAGGAAAATGAAACAGTTTAATTCATTGTATACATCTCTCCCAGAGAAAGATGAACATAAGAAATCTAAACAGTATAAGAAACTTTCTCCGAAGATGAAAGACGCTGTTGATGATATTTTTAATAAAATGGATACTAAACCTTCAGATTTCCTAAATACTTTTGAAAAAACTATTAATCAAGTATCTAAAAAATATAAGGTGTCCGAAAAGGAACTTATGGGATATTTTGAAAAAGAAATGTTAGCATTTTAAGGGGTTAAATAATGTCATTCGTAACAACAACATTGAGAGATACAGTAGTCAATGCACCTAAAGCTGGTGGATTTGTAACAATCAAAGCAGTTTTTGATAACGATACTGCAACTAATCTTATATTAGATGGAGATGGATTAGATGGATTTGCGAATGGTGCCAAGTTAGATTTAGTAAGAGCGTGGTGGGCATTTACTCAAGGAACTGCTGCTGGAAATACTGGAGATTGTATCATTGAATTTAAAGGTGCATCATCTGATGTAGTTGCATTACACCTCGCTGGTACTGGACATTATGATGGTTCTGCTGGTGCGATTAAGGCTGCGGCAACAAACACAACTGCAACATCTTCTGATATTACAGCAGAAACAAGAGGAACATCTGGTTTTGTAATATTAGAATTTAGAAAAGATGAAGCATATACTTCATAAAGGATAGAATAATGTACACATTAAAATTAATATCAGAACATATAGAACATGATACCGATTATCTAATTGAACAAGATGAAAAGTCTGGCAAGAAAAACTACAAGATAAAAGGTATATTTATGCAAGCTGATATTAAGAATCGTAATGGTCGTATATATCCTATGGAAATACTTAATAAAGAAGTAAGTCGTTATAATAAAGAGTACATCAATGAGAAAAGAGCATTTGGAGAGTTAGGACACCCAGACGGGCCAACTGTTAATCTAGAAAGAGCATCTCATATGATTACTTCTTTACAACCAGACGGAAAGAATTTTATTGGAGAAGCAAAGATACTTTCAACCCCTATGGGTGAAATAGTAAAATCTCTGATGGATGATGGTGCAAAATTAGGTGTATCATCTAGAGGCATGGGGAGTTTAGACCAAAAAAATGGTGCTAACGTAGTGAGAAAAGACTTTTACCTTGCAACTGCAGCTGATATTGTTGCAGACCCATCTGCTCCCAACGCATTTGTTGAGGGTATTATGGAAGGTAAAGAGTGGATTTGGAACAATGGTTTGATAAAAGAAGCCGATGTTGCAGAGATAAAAGATAACATTGAAGAAAACCACAGAACTAACAATTCTGCAGCGGATAGTTTAGAGTTCGCAAGGTTTTTACAAAAACTGTAATTTATAAATAAGTCATATAAATACAAAATTTAAAGGAGAAAATCCCCATGGCTAATGAATTAGATAAAACCATTGAGGAATTAGAAGCAGAAGTACTTAGTGAATTGGAAGAAGCTAATGGTGCAGATGCTCCTATGAAATCTGCTGGGAAACCAGAAAAAATGGATACAATGGACTCAGATGGCGCTACAGAGAATGAAGGCGAAATCGGAGGCCCATCACCAACTAAAGATGCAAAACAAACAGGAAAAATTGACCCTGCTAAAAAAGTAAAGAAAGACTCATCAGCACCAGCAAAAACTGGTGGAGCTGCAGAGGGTGGTATCAAATCTAAAATGGAAAGTTTTTCTGATGAAGAAATCAGAGAACTTTGTCATACAAAAGACCACGACTGTGCTACTTTTGTTGAACATCCAGTATTTGGTAAAGGTAAACCAATCAAAGAATCACACGCTATACCAGATGCAGACGGATATGTTGCATGGTATGATGTTACATTCAAACATGGAGTAGAGAGAAAAGTTATGGCAGAAGACATGAAAATCCTTCAAACAGAAGCTCATGATGAGAAAAAAGAAAACATGACCAAAGACAAAATGATTAATGCCATGAAAGATATGATGATGGGTATGCATAAAGAGAAAAAAGATGTTATCCAAGCAACATATGAAAAAATGATGAATATGGGTATGCATGACAAAAAAGAAACAGAAGAAGAGAAAGCAAAATCTGAAGCTGTTGAAAATCGTTTAAAGTCTATTGACGTATCTGAGCACGTAAATGCTTTAATGAATGGTGAGGGTGACCTTTCCGAAGATTTCAAACGTAAAGCCGCAACAGTATTTGAGGCCGCAGTTAAATCAAAAGTTCGTTCTGAAGTAGAAAGAATGGAAGACGAATATAAATCTGAACTGGAAGAAAATATAAACACAACTAAGGAAGAATTAACTGAAAAAGTTGATTCATACATGAATTATGTTGTTGAAGAATGGATGAAAGAGAACGAGTTAGCAATTGAAAGAGGCCTAAAAGGCGAGATTGCAGAAGACTTTATCTCTGGTTTAAAACAATTGTTTGAAGACCACTATGTTGATGTTCCAGATGAAAAGTATGATGTGTTAGAAGCACAATCAGAAAAGATTTCAGAACTAGAAGGTAGAATTAATGAAATGATGGAAGAGCAAATCCAGTCCAAGTTGGTTAATGCTACACTAGTGAAGGAACAAGTCTTGTCAGCACTTTCTTCTGACTTGGCTGAAACAGAAATTGAAAAGTTTAAGTCATTAATTGAAGATGTAGACTTCACTAACGAAGAGTCTTATCGTGAAAAACTTGGAACTCTAAAGGAAAGTTATTTCCCTAAGACATCTACAGTTTTGACTGAAACACTAGATGATGTAGAAACTGGTATCGCACAGGACATTGACACAAGTGACTCAATGGCAGCTTATATGTCCGCTATTGGGAGAACAGTTAATAGTGCAAAATAACAATTTTATAAATAAAAGTAGAAAAAAATAAGGAGAAACCAATGTTTCAAACAGAACATCTACAAGAAAAGTGGTCGCCAGTCCTTCAACATCCAGATTTACCAGAAATCAAGGATAATTACAGGCGTGCCGTTACTACAATAATCTTAGAAAATCAAGAAAAAGCTCTAAGAGAAGACAGAAACTTCTTAGGTGAAGCTGCACCAACAAACGCAACTGGTGGAAGTATAGATAATTGGGATCCAATTTTGATCTCATTAGTAAGACGTTCTATGCCTAATCTAATCGCATATGATATTTGTGGTGTTCAACCTATGACTGGCCCAACTGGTCTTATCTTTGCAATGAGAGCAAGAGCATTATCACAAGCTGGTGCAGAAGCACTTGCAGATGAACCAGCAATGTTGTCAAACCAAGATGCTGGTTCTGATACTGGTGGTGGAGATATCTCTGGTACTAACCCTGCTGTGTTAAATGACAGTCCTGCTGGTACATATACTACTGCAACTGGTATGACACTTGCACAAGGTGAAGCATTAGGTGATACTACTACTAACGCTTTCGCAGAGATGGCTTTCAGTATTGAGAAGCATACTGTTACTGCTGTATCAAGAGCTCTAAAAGCAGAATATACTATGGAACTTGCTCAAGACTTAAAAGCAATTCATGGTTTAGATGCTGAAACAGAACTTGCAAACATACTATCTGCTGAAATTCTTGCAGAGATTAACAGAGAAGTTGTAAGAAACATTTATGTTTCTGCCGTAAAAGGTGCTCAAGCAAACACAACTACTGCTGGTATCTTTGACCTAGATACAGATTCAAATGGTAGATGGTCAGTTGAGAAATTCAAAGGACTTATGTTTCAAATAGAGAGAGATGCCAACGCTATCGGTCAACAGACTCGTAGAGGAAAAGGTAATATGATACTATGTTCAGCTGATGTTGCTTCTGCACTTCAGATGGCTGGTGTTCTAGATTACACTCCTGCTCTTAATAACAACTTAAATGTTGATGACACTTCAACAACATTTGCTGGTGTTATGAATGGTAGATACAAAGTATATGTAGACCCATATGCTGCTAACGTATCTGCATCACAATACTACATAGTTGGTTATAAAGGAACTTCTCCATATGACGCTGGTATGTTCTACTGCCCATACGTTCCACTACAGATGGTTCGTGCAGTAGGAGAGAATACTTTCCAACCAAAAATTGGTTTCAAGACAAGATACGGAATTGCTGCTAACCCATTCCATACTGGAACAGTTGCTGCTTCCACAGATGGTGCAATTACCATTACATCTGCTACCAATAAGTACTACAGAAAAGTTAAAGTTTCTAACTTAATGTAAAGTAAAAAGAACCAACCTAAAACAGAGGGGATTTATTCCCCTCTTTTTTTTGTTATAAATAGTATTATGACAACAGCAACTTCACCATTATCAAGACAACCAACTGTAACGGATTATAGTAGCCCGACACAGTTTAGATTTAGTATTAATCAACTACCAAAGGTGGAGTTCTTTACCACATCAGCAAACTTGCCTGGCATAAGTTTAGGTGAGTTAATTATACCAACTCCATATACAGATATACCAATTGTTGGCGATAAGATAACATATGAAAATCTTTCAATAAGTTTTATAGTAGATGAGTTTTTAGAAAACTATATATCAATACATAACTGGTTAATAGGTATTGGTTTTCCATCAGACAGACAACAATTCACAACCTTTCGTTCAACCACATCAAATACAGCAAATGCTGGAGGTGGTGGAAATACTGATATTGGTAAGGTTGGTAAGACTACTGCTGATAGACCACTTTATTCGGATGCAACTCTTACAATACTTTCTAATAAAAATAATCCTATTGTAGAGGTAAGATATTCAGATATGTTTCCAGTATCTTTGAGTGGATTAGATTATAACAGTCAAGAGGCTGATGTTGACTACTTAACAGCAACGATTGATTTTCGTTATAAATTATATGAGATAGTGACTTTATAATATGGAGTAAAAATGAATTTGGAAGAATTGAAACTTCAAGTCCAAAAAGACTTGAAAGTAGATGATGAACATCTAGATACCGAATCTTTAAAAAATCAAGAAATAAAAGCAAAATACCTAGAACACAAATCTAGATTTGAACTTCTTTTGTTTAAAGCAAAAGGAGATTATAAACGATTGTATCGTGAAAAGTGGGAATACTATGGTGGTAAAGCTGATGCAAAGATATATGCAACCAAACCTTTTGACCTCAAAGTTCTCAAAACAGACTTAGCAGTTTACATTACTTCAGACGAAGAAATTATAAATGCAGAGAACAAAGTAGGTTATTTAGAAACAGTAGTGGACTATATCAAAGGAGTTATCAAGTCAGTTGATAATCGTGGTTGGGATATTAAAAACGCTATTGAATGGAAGAAATTTGAGGCTGGAGTGACATATTAAATGAACTATTCAGTAATAAATTTTCCAAATAACTTGATACAAGATATGTTGAGAAGTAAAGAAGACATCTTGACAAAAGGTAATATAAATGATGCAAGTGGGTTGACAAAAAGAAATTCTAGTGTATCATGGATAAAAGATAAAACCATTTGTCAAAGAGTTTTCTCTGTGATAAAAAATAAAACAAAAGACTTTTCAAATCTGCATCTGGATAATATAGAACCTTTACAATATTCTGAATATGATACAAGTCAAGAATATGGTTGGCATCAAGACTTAAATAATAAACCTTATGAAGATGGTAGAATAAGAAAGATATCATTTTCTATATTCTTAAATAGTAACTTTAAGGGTGGTGAGTTTGATTTAGAAATACACGGCCCAGATGTAAAACCTAGATATATATCAAAGTGGAAACGTAGTAATGAAAACTGTGTGATATTTAATTCAGATATGTGGCACAGAGTAAGACCAGTAAAGTCTGGTGTAAGAAAAAGTATTGTTGGTTGGTTGTTAGGCCCTGTTACTAGATAATGAAAATATCAAAGATAAATGAGGTTTACTTAGAACTAGAAGTAGACGAAGACGTTTCTAGAGAACTATCTGATTACTTTACTTTTGAAGTGCCAGGCGCAAAGTATATGCCTCACTATCGTAGGAAACTTTGGGATGGTAAAATAAGATTATTTTCACCACACAATGGTAGAATATATGTAGGACTTTTACCTTACATAAAAGAGTTTTGTGATAGAAACAAAGAAAAACTATATATTGATAAAGGAGTAGAAAATGAACGGAATGTTATTCGTGAGAGCGTCAGAGAATTTGCCGAGTCACTACGACCCAAGAGCAGAGGCAAACCTATACAATTTCGTGATTATCAAGTTGATGCAATCTGGCACGCTATACAGTCAAATCGTTGCCTTCTTTTATCTCCTACTGCTTCAGGCAAATCACTCATAATATACACCCTTGTTAGATATTACAATCTAATGAAACTCAAGACACTTATACTTGTACCTACTACATCATTAGTTGAACAGATGTATTCTGATTTTATTGATTATGGTTGGGAGGACAAACATATCCACAGAGTATATGCTGGTATGGATAAAGGTTCTAAAAAACCAGTCATAATATCTACATGGCAATCTTTATATAAACTTCATAAACAATATTTTGCACAATATGGTTGTATCATAGGAGATGAAGCTCATCTATTTAAAGCAAAATCTCTGACTGATATAATGACAAGAGCTGAAGGTTGTAAGTATAGATTTGGATTGACTGGAACTCTTGATGGTACACAGACACATAGACTTGTACTTGAGGGTTTATTCGGTCAAGTTAATAAAATAATTACAACTAAAGAATTGATAGACAGGGGAACACTTGCAAAATTACAGATAGATTGTATTGTATTGAAACATAAAGAAGAAGAATGTAAAAGAGTAAGACATTATAGATATGCAGAAGAACTAAACTATATTGTATCTCACCCAAAGAGAAATAAGTTTATTGAAAATCTATGTAAGAACATAAAAGGTAATACACTATTACTTTTTCAATTAGTTGAAAAACATGGAGTCTTATTATATAATGAAATAAAAACACTTGATAGAAAAGTATTTTTTGTGTATGGTGGAACAACTACAGAAGCTAGGGAGAGAGTTCGTGCAATTACAGAAAAAGAAAAAGATGCAATCATTGTGGCATCTTATGGTACATTTTCTACTGGTATTAATATTAGGGCTATCAACAATATCGTGTTCGCCAGTCCTTCCAAAAGTAGGGTGCGAGTTCTCCAATCAATTGGTAGAGGACTCAGACAAACTGAAGATAAAACTGTGGTCAGGTTATTTGATGTGTCAGATAACCTCACCTATAAGTCAAGACAAAATTTCACATACAGGCATTTCACACAACGACTAAATATATACAAGGAAGAACAATTTAAGTACGAAATTAATAGGATTAATTTATGAGTTACCATATAGTAAAATTATCAAATGGAGAAGATATAATTTGTAATATCCACGAACCTACTAGTTCGCAAGAAACAAGTAAAGTAAAAATAAGTTCTCCTCTAAAAATGGATACTATTGCAAGAACAACTAGTAAAGGAATTGTTGAATCATTATCTTTGGCTAGATGGGTGCAACCATATTCAGATGAAAAGTATTTTAATATTGAAAGAAGTTCTATAGTTCTAATAACGCCTGCAAGTATTGGAATAACTAGATATTATGAATATGTATTACAAAATATAAATGAAGTTGTAAAATCAAAATCACCCACTATAAAACAATTAAAACAAATAGATGAAGAACCACAAGAAACATTGACAGAAGAAGACTTTGAAGATATACTTGAAGAATTTAAACTTAAAACTAAAACTACTTATCATTAATCTGATGAGTCACAATAGTGATTATACACTATTTTATACAATTGTCAAGTGAAAAAAAGGAAAAATTATGGAAAACTTTATATTATTCTTTCAAATACCAGATGAAATCTGTGATAAGCTTGTTGACTACCATAAAAATAATGAGTATGATAAAAATAACTCAAAATATGGTTGGGATATAAAGACAAAAGAAAGTATAGATTGCACTTGTAATCCAAGAAGCAATCACCCAGTAATACAAGAATACCTTTCTTTTATGTGGCAAGGACTTCAAGCATACCAGCAAAAGTATGTATACATGAATCAATTAACAGTAATATCACAACCATTTAATATTCAATATTATCCGCCTGGGGGTGGATATAAAAGATGGCACAACGAAAGAAGTGAACATCAAACACATCAAAGAAATTTAGTTTTTATGACATATCTTAATGATGTTCCAGATGGTGGTGGAACAGAATTTGTATATTATCCAGATGTTAAAATAAATGCAAAGAAAGGTTTGTCATTACTTTGGCCACCAGATTTTACTCACACCCACAGAGGTATAGTATCACAACATGAAAAATATATTGCTACTGGTTGGTTTAATCATGCAGATGTTTCTGAAGTTAAACAATTTAATAAAAATAAATCTTGACATTCGTGTCATTTTAGTGTATATTTAATTTAATGTTTTTATAAAGGATTTATTAATGGCAAGAACCAAAGTAAAAGGCGTTCACTATGTGGACAACAAAAAGTTTCATCAGGCCATGATTGATTGGAAAGAAAAGTGTAAAGATGCAGAAGAAGCTGGAGATGATATTCCCCAGATTACAAACTATATCGGTTCATGTTTTCTAAAGATTGCAAATGGACTTTCGTATAGACCGAACTTTATTAACTATACATATAGACAAGAAATGATTTCAGATGGTATTGAGAACTGTTTACAATACATACATAACTTCAATCCAGAAAAATCTAAGAATCCGTTTGCATATTTTACACAGATAATCTATTATGCATTTATTCGTAGAATACAAAAGGAAAAGAAACAAACTCATGTTAAACATAGAATGATTGAAAAACAAGAATATCTTCCTTACATAACAATGGAAGGCGATAGCACTACATATCAAGTTGGTGGATTTGACCCAAATATTATGGTGCCAGATGAAGCTGTTTATAAACCAAAGAAGAAAGATACTAAAGATATACCGAAAGGTCTAGAAAATTTTATGGATAATGACGATTGAAAATTGCAATAATTACTGACACTCACTTTGGTGCAAGAAACGACAACAATAACTTCAATGAATATTTTTATAAATTTTATGAGGAACAATTCTTTCCATATCTAAAAGAACACAATATTAAAGATTGTATTCATTTAGGTGATATCATGGATAGAAGAAAGTTTGTGTCTTATAGAACAGCAAAAGATTTTCGTGAGAGGTTTATTTTACCTTTTTCTAAACTAGGAATTAATCTTCATGTTCTAGTTGGAAACCATGACACCTATTTTAAAAATACAAATGAGGTAAACTCTGTAGAAGAATTACTTGGAAATAGATATGATAATATAAAAATTTATTCAGAGGCTGCAGAGGTAAAGTTTGATAGTTTGTCTGTTTTGTTTTTGCCTTGGATAAATGCATCTAATCATGCAAACACAATGAAAATGATAGAAAACTCAAAATCTGGTGTGTGCATGGGTCATTTAGAGATTGCTGGTTTTGAAATGATGAAAGGTATGAAAAACGAACATGGATACGATAAATCTTTTTTTAGAAAATTTGACACAGTTTTTAGTGGGCATTTCCATCACAAATCAGATGATGGTCACATCTATTATTTGGGGAGTCCATATGAGTTTTACTGGAATGATTGTGATGATAGAAAAGGATTTCATATCTTTGACACAGAGAGTAGGAGCTTGGATAGAATAATTAATCCTAGAACTATTCATAAAAAGATATATTATGATGATACTCAAAACGATTATAGGAAACACGACCTAGAACAATACAAAGATAATTATGTTAAGGTTATTGTGGTCAATAAGAAAGACTTGTATCAGTTTGACCAGTTTATTGAAAAATTATTAAAGTCCGATTCTCACGAAGTAAAAATTATAGAAGACTTTTCTGACCTAGATGCAAACACAGTATCAGATGATATTGTAGAAAATACACAAGACACTATGACACTTTTAAATATGTACATTGATGAGTTAGATGTTACACTAGACAAAGGTAGACTTAAAAATCTACAAAGAGAACTATATACAGAAGCCCAGGATTTAGAGATTTGATTAATTTTAAGTATGTGAGATGGAAGAACTTTCTTTCAACTGGAAACCAACCTACAGAAATACAACTAGATAAAAACTCCACTACTCTTATCATAGGTGAGAATGGTGCTGGTAAATCTACAGTATTGGATGCAATTTGTTTTGGTTTATTTGGTAAACCATTTCGTGTTATTAGTAAAAGTCAATTAGTAAATTCTATTAATAATGGTGCAACTATGGTAGAAGTTGAGTTTTCTATTGGAACAGTTCAGTATAAAGTTATTCGTGGTATTAAACCAAACAAGTTTGAAATATATCAAAATGATAAGATGATGAACCTTGAGGCAAATGTTCGTGATTATCAAAAAATATTAGAACAACAAATACTAAAACTAAACTATAGTTCTTTCACACAAGTTGTTATACTTGGTAGTGCATCATGGGCTCCATTCATGCAACTTAAAGCAAAACAAAGACGAGAAGTTGTAGAAGAAATACTGGACATCAAAATCTTTTCAACTATGAATCTTATTTTAAAACAAAAGATAAAAACTGTATTAGAAGATATTCGTGATATGGAACATCAGTATGATTTAGTGCAATCTAAAATTAGTATGCAAGAAACTCATATCAAAGATATGAAAGAAAACAAAGATAAAATTGTTGAACAAAAAGAAAAAGTTATTAAAGAAAATGAAACAGAGCTTTTAAAAAGAAAAAAGAAAGAAAACGAATTACAATGTGCAAATAATGATTTTCTAAAAGAAATGATTGGTGAAGATAAAATTATAGAGAAAAGAAATAAACTAAAAGATATGCAATTCTCAATAAAAGATAAACATAATCGTGAAAGTAAAATGATTACTTTTTATGAAGAAAATGACGAGTGTCCAACTTGTGAACAACTTATTAGTTTTAATTTTAAAGAGAAAAAAATAAAACAAAATCAAGCTTCTGTAAACGAACTTGACAAGGGTTTACATAAACTTTCAGATGAAATGTTAAAAGTGGATACTAAAATAAAAGAGTATAAAACAATAGCAAAACATATAAGGGATAACGAAGTTCTAATTGCACAAAGTAATACTTCTATTTTAGAACTAGAAAAGTTTAATGTTAAACTACAAACTGAAATCAAACAATATAAAACAGATAGTAAAGAAGAAACTGATACAGATAAACTCAAAGATTTAAAAGAAAGTTTAGAAAGTATATCTAAGCAAAAAACTAAACTAAAAGAAGATAAGATATACTATGAAGCTTCAAGAAGTATGTTGATGGATACTGGAATCAAAACTAAGATTATTAAACAGTATTTACCTATAATGAATAAGTTGATTAATAAGTATCTAACTTCTATGGAATTTTATGTGAACTTCACTCTTGATGAAAACTTTGAAGAAACAATCAAGTCACGATATCGTGATGAGTTTTCTTATGCATCATTTAGTGAGGGTGAGAAAATGAGAATAGACCTTGCATTACTTTTTACATGGAGAGCCATCGCTAAGATGAAAAACTCTACAAATTGTAATCTACTTATGTTAGATGAGATATTTGATAGTTCATTAGATGGTACTGGAACAGACGAGTTCCTAAAGATATTGAATACATTGAGTGGAGAAAATGTATTTGTAATAAGTCATAAACAAGATGCACTCGCTGATAAGTTCAGAGAAACCATCAGATTTGAAAAGATAAGGAATTTTAGTCATGTTGCTACTTAATGGAGATTGCATTGAAGAAATGCAGAAACTAATTGATGATGGAGTACAAGTGGATTCAGTTGTTACTGACCCACCATATCACTTGACATCTATTGTAAAACGATTTGGTAAAGAAGATTCTGCACCAGCACAGTTTGGAACAGATGGTGCATATGCAAGAGCATCAAAAGGTTTTATGGGTAAAGAGTGGGATGGTGGAGATATTGCATTTAGACCAGAAACTTGGGAACTTGCATTGAAACTATTGAAGCCAGGTGGACATCTACTTGCATTTTCTGCTTCTCGTAATTATCACAGAATGGCAGTTGCAATCGAAGATGCTGGGTTTGAGATTCGAGACCAGATGATGTGGTTATATGGAAGTGGTTTTCCAAAGAGTTTGAATATTGGAAAAGCAGTTGATAAGAAACAAGGTAATGAAAG